CCAGTAGGTACTACTGTTGCTATGTTAGAAAAAGGCCAGAAGGTTATTTCTGCAATTCATAAACGATTGCATTATGCGCAGCGCAATGAGTTCAAAATACTCAAACGTATTTTCGGAGAAGTGCTTCCACAAGAGTATCCTTACCAAGTACAAGGTGCACAGCAAAGTGTTTTCCGTGAAGACTTTAGCGATAATGTAGATGTTGTTCCTGTTTCTGACCCTAACATCTTCAGTACTACGCAACGAATTATCTTAGCCCAGACACAGCTTCAGATGGCACAAAGCGCACCGCAACTACATAATATGCGGGAAGCGTTTCGTAAAATGTATTTGGCGTTGAACATACGAGACATTGACGACTTACTACTTCCTGAATTTGAACCAACACCTAAAGATCCTGTTCAGGAAAATATGGATGCCTTAATGAACGTACCATTAAAAGCATTCATTCAACAGAACCACGACGCACATATCCAAGCGCATATGGCGTTTATGCAAAGCCCTCAAATACAACAAAACCCACAAGCTACGTCAGCACTACAAGCACATATTCAAGAGCACATTGCATTGAAGTACAGAGTGCAAATGGAACAGATTTTGGCGCAACAAGGTATTCAGTTACCGCAACCAGGACCAGATGGTCAAATGCCACAACTGCCTCCAGAGACGGAAAGCCAAATTGCGATAGCTGCGGCACAAGCTACACAACAAATAACAGGCCAAGAGCAAGCGTTAGCGCAAGCAATGGCCGCACAGCAGCAAGATCCTCAACGTCAAATGTTCGAAGAGCAAATGAATCTGGAATACGAAAAGTTGTCTCAGAAAGACAGAGACGCGCAGCGTAAGACTGAGCTTGAACTAGAGAAACTAGACTCTCAAGAACGACAGACAGATATTAAGGTTGCTGCAGATCTGCAAGAAGCTGAAATGCAAAATGAAAGAGATATGGATTCTAACTTAACTGAGATCGCGAAAGTTGTTCGCGAATCTAGAGAACAGGAGTAGGTGGCTTATTTATTAAGCAACATACCTCATTTTAACGCATGGATCCGAAAAGAATTTACACACAATCATTTAGACTACCACGGAGAGTATTTACACGCGGTTGTTTTTGCGGTAAACACCATTCCAGATAGGTGCTTGTCCTTTCAAGTAGTCTTTACAGGGTTTGAGCTTGATGCAGAAGAAGATGCAGAAAATATACACGGTGGCGCGATGTGGGCTAGGATGCCTATAACCGCGCTTGTTGCAGACTCCGTTTTAGAGGAGATGCCTGAAGCTATGCCTACGCATTTAGCTCAGCCGTGGGATTGTAGTTCGCATGAACACGCAGTAATCAAAATGGATCGTGTTTCTTCTAGTCCTTGGCTTTGTAAAATAGACAATGACTTCTACACGGGACGTTATTTATTTACTGTTGATTACACAGGCAATGATATCGCTGATGATCCTGCGCAACATAAACAGAGCCATGTGTTAGAGTTGACGGATGCTGGTAAATGGACGGGTAATATCGTTGCACTTCCTAACAACCGCGTAAGAGCGACTAACCCAGCACTTTGGGAGACAGGGTCAGGCGCACCTGATTTTTATCCTAGTCAGCACTTACATAGCGCAGAGATTCATGACAGTTATATGGATCCAAAAGTAACTTTCAATAATTTGTACTCAGAAGGAGACAAGAATGAAGGGTAGAAAGAAAATGCCTAAGATGATGAAAAAAGGGGGACCAGCTAAAAAGAAAACTAAAAAGTCGCCTAAGATGAAACGAGGAGGCAGAGTTAAATGAAGCGATATAACCGAGAGTATCCTGCACCCAGTTCTCAACCAGCAGGTGTTAAAATAGAACCAATGACTGCTTCTTCAGAAGGGTTTGCAACTCCGACTGAGCTCAAGCAAAAAACTATCGACATTCCTGGGAAAAGTGTAAAAACTAAAGGAACAGGAGCGGCGACTAAAGGTTTAGATTTCATTAGTTATGTTAACTAATGGATTTTATAAAGACTTCGGAGCATTTGCTCCGCAAATTACGAGAGCGTCAACACGACCTTTCGCAATCACTCGCTTCGGGGAGTGCAAACGACTATGTTCAGTACCAACGAATAGTTGGGGAAATTTCAGGGTTAAATTTCGCTGAACAAGAAATAACTACCCTGCTTGGAAATATGGAAGATATAGATGACGACTAAGAAAAAAGTAGAGGATAGAGTTTTAAATTTTGGATCTGATACGTCTGAAGAACCAAAACCTACTCTAACGCATGAGAACGTAGATTCTCATTCAGATAAATTACCTAACCCAACTGGGTATAGGATCCTTATCCTACCGTTTACTCCTCCAGAGAAAACAAAAGGCGGCATTATGTTAGCTAAACAAACTCTTGATAAAGAGCGGATAGCTACCATAGTTGGGCTTGTTGTACGACTAGGCCCAGATACTTATTCCGACAAAGAAAAATTCCCAGAAGGTCCATGGTGTAAAGAGGGCGATTGGGTGATTTTTGGTCGCTATGCGGGAGCTAGATTTAACATTGAAGGCGGCGATATGCGTCTCCTTAACGATGATGAAATTTTAGCCACTGTTAATAACCCAGAAGATATTCTGCAATAAGGACATTAAAATGGCTGAGTCACAAGAAATTGAGTTAGAACTTCCAGAGGAAGAAGTAGATATTCATGAAGCTGATGTGCTTCAAGAGTCGGCTCAAGATGTAAACTTTTCTGCTGAAGAGGAAACATCTAACGAGAGCGAACTTAATGAATATAGCGATGGTGTAAAGAAACGCATTGATAAGTTGACTTATCGTATGCGTGAAGCTGAACGTCAGCGCGAAGAAGCAGTAAAACTTGCTAAACAGATGGCTGAACAAAATGCTCAGCTTCAGACTAAACTTCACTCTTCTGATTCTACTTTAGTTAATGAATATGCTTCTCGTGTAGAGAGTCAAAAAGAACAAGCACGAAAAGCGTTGAAAGAAGCTCAAGAACTTGGAGATGCTGAAGCCATAGCTTTAGCCACTGAAGCAGTTGCGAAAACTTCTTTGGAAGAGCAAAATGCTCAACGACTGAAACAAAGACAACAAAGACCAGCAGCGCAACAGCCTCAACAGGCGGTTCAACAACCTCAGCAGCAAAATTTACAACCTGCTCCTGTTGACCCAAGAGCTGAACAATGGGCAGAGGAAAACCCATGGTTTGGTGAAAATGAAGGAATGACCTATGCTGCAATGGGCATCCATCAGAAATTATTAGGTGAAGGAGTTCCTCCAAATACGAAACATTATTATGATAGAGTTAATAGTGAAATTAGAGAACTTTTTCCGCAACAGTTCGCCGATGAGACGAAAAACGTGAAATCCCCTGTAGCTGGGGCCAGCCGTGGTGTTGGTTCTGCAAAGAAAGGCTCACGCAGTGTGAAACTCACTCCATCACAAATGGCTATTGCCAAACGTATAGGAGTGCCCTATGAAGAATATGCAAAATATGTATAAAGGAGATGACAAATGACAGATCGAACCTCCAGATCTGCTGATACACGAGCAAAAAAAGCTCGCAGAAAAACATGGCAACCACCTTCAATGTTGGATGCCCCAGAAGCACCTGAAGGATATAAGCACAGGTGGATACGTGCAGAAGTCAGAGGACACGATGACAAAGCGAATATGTCTAAACGTATTCGTGAAGGATTCGAACCAGTAAGAGCAGAAGACCATCCAGAGTTTGACTCTCCTACAGTAGATGACGGAAAACACGCGGGTATAATTGGAGTAGGTGGTTTGGTTCTTGCAAAAGTTCCAGAAGAAACCGTAGAAGAAAGAACTGATTACTTCGCAAGAAGAAGTCAGGAACAACTTCAGGGAGTAGACAACGATCTTTTGCGAGATAGTGATCCTAGAATGCCTATAAATAAAAGAGACATTCAAAGGAACTCTAAGGTTGAATTTGGCAGTCGGAACTCAGGTTCTGATTAATTTATCACTCTAATATGAGGGTTTAATAATGGCTAATACGGATGCACCTAATGGGTTCACTCCTGTAAAGTCCCTGTACGGGGGCACGGTTAGACCCAAGAAATTGCGTATTGCAAGTGCATACGGAACCGCTATTTATAGCGGTGATGTTGTCACACTTTCTTCGGGTTATGTCAATCAGGCGGGAGCAACCTCAACTCCTGTTGGCGTGTTTTACGGTGTGTATTACACGGCTACAGATGGGACTCCTACGTTTTCTAAATCGTGGACTGCAAGCACAGCTACACTTGGCAGCGCAGATGCGGAAGCATATGTGTATGCTGATCCTGGCATTGTGTTTGAAGCACAGTTTACAGCAGGAACTCCTGCAGTAAGTTTTATCGGCAATAAGTACACTTTGAGTACTACTGCTGGTAGTTCTACTAATGGACGTTCAAAAGAGGGTGTAACAGCCACTACTTCTAGTGGTGTTGCTTTATGTGTCGGTTTTGTAGATTCT